TCAAACGGCAATGGGTCACGCTGCCTTAAATGCTAATACGACAGGTACTGAAAATACTGCCTTTGGCGGCGCAGCATTACTGGATAATACAACAGGCAACAATAACGTGGCAGTAGGGCGTAATGCCTTAGCCAACAACACCACCGCATCCAACAACACCGCTGTTGGGTATCAGGCTGGGTATAATACAACAACTCAACCGGAAAATACATTTTTAGGCGCTGGCGCTGGTTATTCTAATGTCACAGGTACAAAAAATACCTTTGTTGGTATGAACGCGGGTTATTATTGTACAGGTTCAGACAACACTATCCTTGGCCGTTTCTCAGGCAACCAAGGCGGCTTGGACATCCGCACCTCAAGCAACAACATCGTGCTGTCGGATGGGGATGGTAATCCTAGGGTTCGGGTTGATTCTAGTGGATTAGTATCTATTGGAGCAGCTACCAGCCCCCACGGAGGAACAAGGCTTTACCTTGAGAATAGCGCTTCAGCAAACGGGCTATCCCAAGTCAATAACACCCACAACGTAAGCGGAGATGTTGCAAACGGATGGTGGCTTGGCTCTAATTGTAACAATACAAGTTCTTATTTTCTTCAGTGTGGTATTACTGGTGTTGCCAACCAGTTGTATATCTACGGCAACGGAAACATACAAAATACTAACAACAGTTACGGCGGTATTTCGGATGTTAAACTTAAAGAAAACATTGTTGATGCTTCCTCACAATGGGATGACATTAAAAACTTAACTGTTCGTAAGTATAGCTTAAAATCAGACAATCTTGATGCCCCTAATATGCTTGGTGTTATTGCTCAAGAAGTTGAAGATGCTGGAATGGGTGGTCTTGTATTTGAAAGCCCTGATCGTGACACGGACAACAATGTTTTAGACACTACAACCAAGCACGTTAGTTATTCCATCCTCTACATGAAAGCAGTCAAGGCACTGCAAGAAGCAATGGAACGCATTGAGGCATTAGAAACTAAAGTCACAGCCCTAGAAGGAGCATAACTATGATTGACGCACCAACCACAGAAGAAATCGCAGCACACTACACAGCAATGGGTCACTCAGTTGACTTGATTAACGCTGGGCAACCAGAGGATATGTCCGATGAAGATTGGGCAGACACAGTGTCTCGCAATGTAGAGCATCTGGAAATCATGGTAGCTAAAGACTACTGGACTACAGAAGATATGACCGCTGCTAATGCTGCAATCGCAGCTTAGCTTAACTTAACTTAAAGGAGACTGTCATGGGTAAAAATGAAAAGAACCTCATCACTGTCAACGACATCGAATACAATGTAGATGATTTCACTGACGCACAGAAGACTATGCTTAATCATGTAAGCGATTTGGATCGTAAGCTGGGTTCCGCACAGTTTAACTTAGATCAGCTTAACGTGGGCCGTGAGGCTTTTGTCGGAATGCTGGCAAGCTCGCTTGAAACACCAGCGGAAGACGACGCTGAGTAAGCCAGCCAAAATAACGCAATCGGCCAGCTATGTGCTGGCCTTTTGCATATCCGGCACAATGTGTTATATTGGCCGCAATCCGATTTGCGAGAGGCGACAATGGCTTTAATTGATCTGAACATTCCCGCTGGCGTCTACAAAAACGGGACGGACTTGCAAAGCATGGGTCGCTGGCATGATGCGAGCTTAATCCGCTGGGGCGACGGCGTTATGCGCCCAATCGGCGGTTGGCGTTTACGCTCCTCAACAGCGGCCAACGCAACTCTTCGCGGCATGTTGACTTGGGTAGCCAATGACGACGTGCGCTGGATTGCTTCAGGTACATACGACAAACTTTATATTTGGACCGCACCCGGTGTGCGCTATGATATTACTCCTGCCGGTCTAACCGCTGGTAGAGAAGACGCCATTTCGTTTACTGGCTTTGGCGGCGGTACATACGGCAGTTATGGCTACGGCATTGCCCGGCCTGACACAGTTCGCATTCAGCCAGCTACAAGCTGGGATTTGGAATCATGGGGCGAGTATCTGCTGGCCTGCAACGAAGACGACGGCAAGATTTACGAGTGGCAGCTCAACACGGCGGTAGTGGCAGCAGTTCTGTCTAACGCTCCAGTTGACAACCTTGGCTGCGTTGTAACTGAAGAGCGCTTCCTGTTTGCGCTTGGCGCTGGCGGCAATCCTCGCAAGGTACAATGGTCAGACAGAGAAAATAATAATCTATGGACGCCAGCCGCTACAAACGAGGCCGGTGATCTTGAGCTAAACACGTCCGGCGCGCTGATGAAGGGCATGACCGTTCGCGGCCAGACTTTGCTTTTAACAACGCGCGACGCCCACGTTGCAAATTATATTGGCCCACCTTATGTCTACGGCATTGAGCGTGTTGGCACGTCATGCGGATTAGCTGCAAAGCAAGCTGCCGTTGTCGTTGACGCTGGCGCATTCTGGATGGGCGTTAATTCGTTTTACACATATCAAGGTGGCGCTGTGCAAGAGCTGCCGTGCGACGTGGCTGACTATGTGTTTAATGACATCAACAAAGGTCAGGTTAGCAAGGCGTTTGGCATGTCAAACTCAATGTTTGGCGAGGTAACTTGGTTTTACCCAAGTGCAGCGTCAACTGAGAATGACCGCTACGTCACATACAACTACACAGAAAACACTTGGATGATTGGCAACTTGGCTCGCACGGCTGGCATTGACCGTGGCGCGTTCCGCCAGCCCATGATGGCTGACCCGGCAGACTATAAGATATATGAGCATGAGATTGGCTTTGACTACGGCACGTTAACGCCGTTTGCTGAAACTGGGCCGTTCCGCATTGGCACGGGCGACCAAGTCATGAGCGTGACTGAATTATTGCCGGATGAAAAATCGCAAGGCGACGTGAATGCTATTTTTAAAACGCGCTTTTATCCAAACGGCACGGAACGGTCATACGGCCCGTATTCTATGAGCAACCCAACGTCGGTCAGATTTACCGGGCGTCAGGTTCGAATGCGTGTTGAGGGTGAGCGCTTGGCTGATTGGCGCGTAGGCATTAATCGGCTTGACGCTGTTGGCGGCGGTCGTAGATGACCCAGCAGAACCGTCCACCAGAGCCGCAGGATAAAGATTGGCAGACTTGGGGCCGACGCCTCATGTCGTACTTGTCCCAAACGCGCTCTGCGTTGGTTCAGCAAACTGGCGGTGAGAGTGCGGCAGACGATGGCACGATTATGTGGGACAGGGAAAACCTGTATCCGGTCGTAAGCAAAAATGGTGCTTGGGTTCAGATTGTGCTTGAAGACGGCCAGTATTCTGGCGGCATTACGGCAGATCAAACTGCGGCGGTTATTAATACGGCGTACGCTTTAACGTACACCGCTGAGATTTCGTCCGGCATTGCTAATGGCACTCCAGCATCTCGCATAGTTTTTGATGAAGCTGGCGAATACATGATTAGCTTCTCAGCACAGATTTCATCAACGTCTGCTTCAACAGTAAACTTCTGGTTTTGGCCACGGGTTAATGGATCAGACGTTACCGGGTCAACAATGAAGAATGCGTTACACCAAAACGGGGCAACGCTGGTTGTTTCGCGCTCATCAATATTTGATCTTAACGCTGGGGATTACTTAGAGGTAATGTGGGCTGTGGATAGCACTAACGGTTTTCTCGACGCAACAGCCGCAACTGCGTTTGCGCCTGCCGCGCCGTCATCAACAATAGCAATTACGAGGTTGCATGGATAGCGAACTAGAGCGTTGCAGGACTTGGATTGAAGCTGCCTTGGGTTACTCAGGCGGCACTCACGACTTTATTGACGTGGCCGAAGGTATATACAAAGGCACCATGCAGTTGTGGCCAACGCCAAAAGGGTGCATAGTCACTGAAATTGTGGTATATCCACGGAAGAAGATTTTAAACGTGTTTCTTGGTGGCGGTGAATTGGACCAGATTTTGGATATGCACGACGATGTAATAGAGTGGGCCAAAGCACAAGGTTGCGTAGCCCTAACCATGACTGGCCGCTTTGGCTGGAAGAAACCATTGAAGGCGCACGGTTGGGAAGCCCAGCATTCGTCATATGTTAAGGAGTTTGGCTAATGTCCAAAGGTGGATCAACGACTTCAGCAGTCACAATCCCAGAATACATTGAGGCCGCTGCCCAGCGTAACCTGAATAAAGCCGAGCGTATTTCGCAAATTGGCTACACACCGTATTATGGCCCAGACGTTGCGGCGTTTACGCCTATGCAGCAAGCTGGCTTTCAAAACACGGCTGACTTAGCCGGTGCTTACGGCATGGCAGCGCCATCTTCGCAGCAAGACATTTACGGTGGCATGGGGCCAGCAACAACTTACGCTGGCGGCGTTCAGGGTTATTCCTCTGCGCCAATGTTTGAGCAGTCGTTGCAGACATTGGGCGAACGTCGTCCCGGCCAAAAGTCTTACATTGATAGCTTCTTTATCGACCCGTACAGCGGTGGCGGTTCTGCTGGCAACTTTGCTCCGATTGATTACACTGGTTATCAGACTAATGCAGCAGCGGCTCGCGCTGGCGGCGGAGACGGCGGTGGTGGCGGTGTGGTTGGATCAGGCCAGACGGCAAGCACAGGATCAGACGGCACTTCTGGCTCTTGGGTCAGCGACCAAGAAACATATGGCGCACCGGGAGGTTTCCTTGGTGGAAGCAGTCAGGTTGAAACTGATTACATCAATAACCCTAATATTTCTGATGAAGACTTTTGGAATACCTTTGAAAGCGGAAACACTGGGCAACAAGCTAGCTCAATGATAACCAATGCAGCCCCAAGTTATGTCGATGGGCAAGGGCTTACTGTTGGTATCACAAACACAGACATGGCTGGAACTGGCACCCAGATTATGAACGACATTGGCGAGGGTATTACAAACTATGCCGCTAGTTCGCTTCCTACATCAATTTTCCTTGGCGACTCTTACAAAACTGGCGGAATGAATAATCCAATCAAAACTCCAACGGTTCAAGAAATGATTGTTAACGCGCCAAGCGAAATGACTTATCAGCCCGATACTGGCAGCTACTCCGGTGGCACCGACAATATTTACACAGCTCCAAGTTCTGGCGGCTCTGGCGGCTTTTTTTCCGGAGGCGGCTCAGACGGCAAAGGAAACTTTGGCGCGGTGGGTGACTTCTTTGCTGGCAGCCAAACTCCAGCTCCGGTTGCAGCTCCAACTCCCGTATTACCAGTTGGTAGGCCAGTGGGTAATACAGGAAAAGACTCTGCTGGTCGTGACACCGGCGACAGCAAAGTTATCTGCGCCGCTATGAATAAGATGGGCTTATTGCCTGACGACATTTACGCGCTGGATTCGGAGTTTGGCCTAAAGGTCAACCGCGAAGACCCAATGCTAGGCGATGGTTATCGCCTGTGGGCTTTGCCGGTGTCTGAGTTTATTAAGAAGGACACGCTTGGTGCTAGAGCATTGCGCGCATTCATGCGGCCCATCACATTGGCTTGGGCAAAAGAAATGGCGCACCAGATGCGTCCAGACGACTATAAACCAAACTATGCTGGCAAAGTTATCATGGCCATTGGCCATCCAACTTGCCGCGCAATCGGCCACGTTTTCCTTGGTCGCCTAGTAAAGAAGGACGTGTAAGATGGCTGGCGGAACAGGTGTACCTCAAGCAAGAGGCAAAAACGTCCCTGACTGGATGATCAACAACCCTAACTATGATCCAATGGTACCCAGTTTATCGGCTATGCGGGAGTACACGAACCCTACTACGGGAGAGTCGTACATGGGTACTGGCGCTGGCCAGTACATGCTTGACCCTTCATTGAAGGGCGATTTTGTTAATCCCAATGGACCGGTTAGTCTTATGCCTCAATCTAACGGCCCACAAGGCAATCTTATGGGTGCCAACATGGTTGGCCGCGGTGGCACTAGCATGCCGCAACAAAATCCAAATCTTTTTGACAACTCCAGTCGCCCAAGTTCTATGAATAATTTTGGCGCAGGCAAAGGCGGCGGCGGGCAACCTGCCATGCCGAGTAACCTTGCGGGCCAACCCCCGCAACAAGGCCAATACGCGCCAATGGCTCCACAGGGTCAGTTTAATGTAAACCAAGCATCCGCTGGCGCATTGCAGCAAGCTCTAGGCACAACCCAGCAAGCAATGCAGCGGCCAATCGACATTGGCGCTTATGCTAACCCATATGAAAATCAAGTTGTGCAGCAATCCATGCGTGATGTTGGCAGCGCTGCGAAAATGGGTCTTAATCAGCTTGACGCTCAAGCTGGTGCAGCCAAAGCCTTTGGCGGCTCACGTCACGGCATTGCGCAATCAGAAACAATGAAGGGCTTTAACCAGCAGGCAATGGACCAAGCTGCCCAACTTCGGTCGCAGGGCTTCAACACATCATTGCAAGCTGCAATGGCTGACCGTCAGGCTCGACTTGGCGCTGCGTCTCAACTTGGTGGTCTTGGTCAGCAAGCGTTCGGCGTGGGTCAGACTATTCAAGGCAATCAACAACAGCAAGGCTTGCTACAGCAAAGCATTCAGCAAGCGCTTATTGACGCTGCAAGGCAGCAATATGCTGGCTACACGGGCGCACCACAAACGGCGCTTCAGGCTCCGCTGGCCGCACTTGGTGTAACGCCAACGCCGCAAACCACAACCAACTCAATGCAGCCCGGATTGTTTAATTATCTACAACTTGGCGCAGGCATGGTTGGCGGAAGTAAATAGGAGTTTAGTAAGATGGTTATGAAGCTAGAAGAGCAAGACATGATGGGCAATGCCCAAGCAAACCAGCCTCGCAGCGGGTTGCTTGGCTTGTTTGATAAAGCAATGAAGACCAATGACGAAACTGGCCTTAGCCCATTGCAAAACTTTGCTGCGGCTCTTGACCCTATGATCCTGCCGGACCTTCGCGGTGGCCAAGCAATACGCCAGCAAGGCGTTCAGCGTGTTGGCACAATGTCTAAGAATAAGACTGTTGATATGCTGCGTAAGCAAGGTCGGAACGACCTAGCTGACGCTGTAATGAATGGCACTATTGGCGCTAAGGAAGCGTTTGGAGTTATGCAGGGTGAGAAGGCTGCGGATACTGCGTTTGGACGGCAGAAGGATTTGGCTAGATTGACTGCAAGCTTAACAGCTCCGACAGCAGCTAAAACGCCGACCAGTGTGCAAGAGTATCAGTATGCTGTTGCAAATAATCAACTTCCGGAGGGTGTTTCTACATTCCCAGAATATGAAAAATTTATTGCTAGAGCTGGTCGAAACGTTCCAGACCAAACGATGCACCCAACATTAAACCGCCCTTTAACAACATTTGAGTTGGAGAAAGACAAAAAATATGCAGATTTGTTACCAGATTTAACTTTGTCGGGAATTTCTACGGCGGCTAGAAACGCAGCAACAATTAAAACTGTTATTGAGCAATTAGGAAATCCTAAAGAAGGTCAAGATTTAACGGGTCCATATCAAGGAATGTTAGGGGCTTTGGGAAGGAACATATTTGCTACAGAGTCTCAAGAGGCTTTTAACAACGTTGCCTCCGTTCTTCAGCAGTCTTTAAGGGAAATTCTTGGTGGTCAATTTGCAGAAAAAGAAGGTGCGGCACTTATTGCAAGGGGTTATGATATTTACGCTCCACCAGAAGTTAACGCTGCACGCCTAAGAGCGCTTTATACTCAACTTGAAGCCACTGCCGCTAATAAAGCTAAACTTATGGAATATACTGGAACTTACGGAACTACCGCTGGTTTTGGTGGGTCCGCAGGCCAACCAGATGTTCAAGATTTTTATAGCGCAATGTCTCAAGCTGAAAAAGGTTTAGGTTTTAAACAACCTAAATCTACAGGCGTAAATAATGTAGAGCAGTATAGACTTAATCCACAAACTGGAAAAGTGGAGCGTGTTAATGCCGATTAATGTTGATGTGGGAAATAACCGCTTTATAGAGTTTCCAGACATAGAAACTGCAAACGCATATTTTGCTAATCAAGGTAAAGTTCCTGAAAAGCAAGGATGGCTAAAAGATTGGCTTGGCCGTCCACAGGGCGTTTTTGAAGAACCTACTACTTTTGGCGAAATTGCCCAAGACGTAGCAAGAGCTGTTCCTGCGGGTCTTGGTCGCGCCGCTATTGGAATAGCAGAGCTTCCAGAAATGGCTCTTCGCGCTTCTCAGCGAGGAAAGGAAGAAGTGTTTGGGCTTCTTGGGGCTGACGTTGAGAAAACTCCAATTACTGATACTTTTACTGGACAAGCTTTAAGAGGCGCTGCTAATATTTCTGGTCTTGGTAATGATTTGCAATACAGGGGCGAAACCGAACTTGGTCAACGGCTTGGAACTGGAGCTGAATTTGCGGCAGCAGCCCCACTTGGCGCTGGTTCTTTATTAAGAAAAGGCGCCACTCAATTTGCTGGAGGTGTTGCCGCAGAAAGTGCTGGTCAACAATTTGACGAAACAGGATACGGCGACGCCGCCCGTCTTGGCGTTGGCGTATTGTCACCTACTGGAATTTCAACCGCAAGAACGGCTATTAGTCCTATACGAAACATTAGAGGCAAACTTGCCGATGATGTAAATCTTCTTTCAAAATACGGGATTGATACGAGTGCGGGTCAGCAAGCTGGACAGGGATACCTTTCTAGAAAAGAACTATCTCAAGGCGAAACTGCGGCACAAAAAAATCAAATAGAGCAATTTTCTTCTGCTGTTATGAAAATTTTGGGTGGAAATACTGCTGTGGCCGTTGGCGCTCCATTAAGGGAAGCGCAAGAAAGAATTATTTTAGAAATGAAAAATTCAGTTAACGGGCTTTCTGCTCGCGCTGACGACATGGACATTAATGATTTATTTGTAAGTTTAGCTAGATTTAAAAAAGTTAAAGCTACTGGAGAAGCTGGCAAGGTTCCAAAAAAAGAATTTGCTGATATTTTTGATAGACTTCGAAAGTCGCAAAAAGATGGATTAGCAATAGACGCAGAGGAATATGTATCATTTCGACAGCGTTTGTCAGCAATTACGTCTAAGGGCGATAATGAAGCCGTAGTTACAGCAAATGAAATGATTAAAGTTCTTGATAATATAGCGGATCGAGCTTTTAGTTCTTCTGGTGATACAGGAAGAATGCAGCAAATTGCAGCGGCTAGGTCAAAATATAGAGATTACCTTGCCGTAGAAAATGCTTCAATTAAAGCTGCAAAAAAAGGTAAAGAGTTTATAAACCCGCAAGACTTAAACGTTTCATTTCTTTCTCAAGCTTCGCGTTCTTCGGTCCAAGGTACTCGAGGGGAATTGGCCGATTTAGCTCGTTCTGGCGTAAAAGTTATTCCAACAAAGGCAGGAGACGCTCAAGAAGCATTAAGAGATATATTTGCATCTTTTAGCACATATGGCACAATTGGCTTTGGAGGAGCGCAAATTATTAAAGACTTTACAGACATTTCTCCAGCTTATGTTGCTATGGCATTGGGAATTTCTACGGCAATGTTAGAAAGAGCAATTTCAAGCAAAACCGGCCAAAGTTATTTAAAAAATAGATTAATGCAGAAAAATCAAACTGCTCTCAGCGCTGATAGCGCAAGGGCGGTTATTGCAGCGCTTGCTAACCAAAATACAGCAGAGGACCAGCAATAATGGAACTTAAACCAAAATCACGCAGCGAAGTCGAAGGCATTGTCCAAACTGCAATCTCTGACGCGGTAGACTTTGTTGAAAGCGAAATAAGCCAAGACCGGATCAAGGCTCAGCGCTACTACGACGGCGAAGTTGATCTAGGTTACGAGGATGGACGCAGCAAGGTTGTAGCTACTAAAGTACGTGATACCGTACGTGCGGTGAAGCCAAGCCTGATGCGAATTTTCCTTAGTACAGCCAAGCCAGTGGAATATGTGCCGCACGGCCCAGAAGACGTAGCAATGGCTGAGCAAGCCACTGAGTTTATGCACCATGAGTTTACCCGGCTAAACGGCTATCGGGTTATGAACGACGCTTTCCAAGACGCGCTGGTCAAAAAACAAGGCATCGTAAAAGCATACTGGATGACTTACCCAGAGGCAGAGATTTACACATTCACTGATCTGTCAGACGACGAATATACTTACCTAATAGACGATGACGACGTGACTGTAATTGAGCATAGCGTTGAGCTTTCTATTGAGCTGGACGAGATGGGCATAGAGATGGAAATGCCAGTCCACAGCGCAAAACTAAGCCGCCAGAAAGAAAAGGGCGAGCTGTGCATTGAGAGCGTTCCGCCGGAAGAGTTCTTCGTAAACAGTGACGCTCGCAGCCTGAAAGATGCATACATAGTTGCGCACAGAACTGACATGCGAGCTGGCGATTTAATCGCTATGGGCTACGATCCAGAAGTTGTCTTAGACTTAGACAGCTTTGAAGACGGCTCAGACATGACCGAAGCCGAAGTCCAAGAGCGGCGCGGCTATAGCATGGATACGTCGGACGAGGATATGCAAGACCCAGCAATGCGCAATGTTGCCGTAACAGAGGCTTACATGCGAATTGACGTGGACGGCACTGGCATTCCAGTTCTTCACAAAATCACATGCGGTGGCACGGCATACGAAATGCTGGACTTTGAGCCATGCGATGAGTTGCCGTTTGCCAAGTTTGAAATTGACCCAGAACCACACACGTTCTATGGCCGCTCATTGGCTGAGATTGTTATGGACGACCAAGACGCCGCAACCTCTGTGCTGCGCTCAATTCTTGATAACGTAGCCATGACGAACAACCCTCGCTTGGGTATTGTTGAAGGCGCAGTTAACATTGACGACGTGCTAAACAACGAGATTGGCGCAATCGTAAGAATGCGCGCACCCGGCTCAGTCCAAGAATTAACCGTGCCATTTACTGCCGGTCAGACACTTGGCGCACTAACATACCTAGATAGCCTCGTAGAGACGAAGACAGGTGTGTCACGGGCCTCAATGGGCTTAGACCCGGGCGCAATGCAGTCTACAACTAAGGCCGCTGTGCAGGCCACTGTGCAGTCGGCGGCGGGTCAAGTTGAGGTTATGGTTCGCAACCTTGCAGACGGAATGCGTGATTTGTTTGGCATCATGCTGCGCTTGATGAGCAAGAATGTTGACGAAGAGCAGATGATGCGGATGAACGGCACGTTTGTGCCGGTTGATCCACGGGTCTGGGATTCAAGTTTTGATGTTGCCATCAACGTGGGACTTGGCACTGGCCGTGAAGAAGAAAAGATCATGGCGCTAGGCCAAGCACTGCAAATGCAAATGACAGTTTACCAAACTTACGGGCCGATGAACGGCTTGGTCAGCATGACTAATATCCGCAACACATTGGCCGATCAGTTGGCCATCTCTGGCATTCGCAACGCTGACCGTTACTTTGCGCCAATTACGCCTGAGATTGAAATGCAGATGCTTCAACAGCAACAGCAGGCTCAAGCTCAGCAAGGTCAAGCGGCCGATCCAAACGCCGCATTCTTGCAGGCTGAGCAAATAAAGGCTCAAGTTAAGATGCAATCTGACATGGCTAAGTTACAGCTTGATGGCCAGAAGGCAGCGGCCAGCGATGACCTAAAGCGCGACCAGATGGCTCAAGATTTGCTGGTAGATGCAGCTAAAATCTACGGCGAATATGGCACATCGGTTGATGTTGCTCGCATCCAAGCTGAGCAAGATAAGATGCGGATGATCGGTGGCATGGCTCAAGGAATGCCGCAATGACAACAGAAATACGCATAGAGGCAGATGATGCCCGTCGTTTAAAACACGACACTGCTTTCCAGCAGTTTGTGCAGAGTGTGCGCGATAATCAAATGCAGATTTTCGCAAACAGTGGTGCGGCTGACGTAGCTGCCCGTGAAGAGGCTCACGCAATTATGCGTGCGCTAAACCAGATCGAAGTGACGCTTGACGCTGCCCTTGCAGCAGAGACACTTTTAGATCGCAAACAGAGGAAGTAGTACCGATGGAATCGACTACTCTAGACGCAGCAGTAGAAAGCCTACTGGCACCCGCAGAAGATAATTCTGGCGGAGATAATCTTGATGAAGCCGTAAACTCAATGATTGAGCCTGATGACGATCAATCTGAAGAAGTTGAGCTTGCAGACGAAGATCAAGATGACGTTGAGGCATCCAGCGACGATGATTATGATGATGCCGAAATTGACGACGAAGACCTAGTAGAAGCACCGGCTGAAGACACCAACCTTATCTCCGTCAAAGTTGACGGCAAGGAAGAGCGATGGACACTGGATCAGTTAAAGCAATCTGCTGCGGGACAAGCGGCAATTAATAAGCGGTTTCAAGAAGTTGCTGAAGCGCGAAAGCAAATTCAGCAACATGCAGCCGCATTGCAACAGCAACAGCAACAAGTCATGCAGTTGCACCAGCAAGCGCAAAATGGTGGTTTGCAAGCCCCAATCCCGCCAACACGGGAGTTATTCGAAAGTGACCCAATTGGGTACATGGAAGAAAAGCTCAAGTATGACGAGGGTAAGGCACAATACGACCAAAATATGTACCAACTTCAGAATGTGCAAAATCAGCGCGCGCAGGCTCAACAAGCGGCTCACCAAGCCTACCTTCAAGAGCAAGCACAAGTGTTGACACAGTTCATTCCTGAAATTGCCGATCCTCAAAAGGGTGAAGCAATTAAAAACGCATTGGTTGATACTGGTGTTTCTTACGGGTTTACGCCTGAAGAGATGCAGAATGTAACCGATGCTAGATATGTGCGCGCGTTGAATGACGCCCGTAAATATCGTGAGCTGGTATCAAAGCGCAAATCAGCACAGTCCAAGGGTGAGAAAGCCCGGCCTGTGGTAAAAGCTGGCGCGAAAAAACGGCAAGACGGAAATGCTGAAACTCGTAGAAAAGCGCAGACGCGCTTGCAGAAAACAGGTTCAGATGCAGACGCATTAAGCCTGATGTTTAAACAGTAAGTCTTTGAAAGGACACTCTAATGGCCCAGCCAACCAACCTATTTGATACCTACGATTCTGTAGGCATCAGGGAAGACCTAAGCGATATGATCTACAATGTAGACCCTAGCGCCACACCGTTTTACTCCAAGTCGAGCAAGACAAAAGCAAAAAACACTCTCGTTGAGTGGCAAACACAAGCATTGCGCGGTTCGCAGGTAAATGCTCACATCGAAGGCGACGCAACTTCTGCCGATGCCGTAACTCCAACTGTCCGCCTTGGCGCACGCACACAGATTTTCAAAAATGCTGTAGTCGTGTCCGATACGGATGAAGCCGTTGACAATGCAGGCCGTGCCAAAGAATTGGCATACCAAACTTTGCTCATCGCTAAAGAGCAAAAATTGGACATCGAAAAGGCTCTTTTTGCTAACCAAGGCAACGTAGGCGGAAGCAATGTTCTTGCCCGTAAAACTGGCGGTGTACCATCATGGTTGATTACTAACGTAAACTTTGTTTCAGCCAGTTCAGGTGCAAACCCAACTGGCGACGGCTCCAACGCTCGTACAGACAGTGGCGCTCCAACTGCATTTACGCAGGCCAAGTTTGACGACGTTATGCAGTCAATCTGGGAAGAGGGCGGCAAGCCAGATACTTGCTATCTCTCAGCTTTCCAGATGAATGTTGCTTTGGGCTTCACTGGTAACAACAACCAGCGTTCAGCAGTACAAGCTGGCGACGAAACTGTTGTTAAGTCACTCGCAGTTTATGTGACACCTTGGGGTACAGTGCAGTTTATGCCTTCTCGCGAAAACCGCAGCCAAGACGTCTTCATTTTGCAGGACAACATGTGGGAATGCGCAGTATTGCGTGGAACCAAGAATGTTGCACTTGCCAAAAATGGCGACAACACAACTCGTCAAGTCACAACCGAATTGGCTCTTTGCTCTAAGAACGAAAAAGCAAACGGCGCGATTTACGACAACACAACTTCGTAATATACTAAGTAAAGGGGCGGCTTTGTCGCCCCTTTAACTCAACCGGAGAATGACATGAAAAAAGTTTTAGTTGTAGGCTTCAAGATACACACGTCTCTTGGAAAGCTGGTCAAAGATGACATAGCAGAGCTGCCCGACGCAGAGGTTGAAACCCTCCAGCGCGTCCGTCCAGATGCACTTAAAGTGCTTGGTGACGTTAAGCCAGCTCCCGCACCCGCACCCACTAAGCGCGCCAAGGCCGCATAAGACATGGCCAAAATTTCAGAAACTATTAGCTTTGAGGGTGACGACATGGTCATCCATCAGCGACACGACGTGAGCCAAGCTATGAAGGACGCGGAAATGGCCAAAGCCGCTGGCATAGGCATGTCTGGCGATAACCGACTTGTCGGCTTTTTGGAAGGCCCGGTTCTTGCATCATGGTTAAAGGAAGCCGGTGTATCATGGTCTGATACAGAAGCTGCCAAGGAAGTGGTAAAGCGCAAGATGATGTCTGGCGAGTTTTCCAAATTCCGCGTTTGGGAAGGAAGTTACTAAAATGGAAATGGACGTAATCTTGAATTTACTTTTTGCCGGAGTTATCAGCGGTCTTGGCTGGTGGATAAAAACACAAAAAGAGGAGCTTGATCGCGTCCGTATCCTACTCAATAGAACCCGCGAAGAAATGGCCAAAGAATACGTTACCAAGTCTGACAGCAACCAAGTTCTTTTGCAGATAATGAATAAGTTTGATCGGTTAGAAGAGAAGATTGACAAGCTGATGGCGAGGTAACATGCTCTGCGTTTTGGTTTTTCTATCTTGGGGTCATACTTGGATTGATGGGTCAAATCAACTGTCCAAATATTGCTACTATGATTGCCAAGGCAAAAAGAATGGCAGTTGGTACGATAAGGTTTACAGGGTATCCCCGAATTATAACTGCCCCGCAAGGATTGTGTTTGCATGATTGATCCATTCACAGCATTTGCCGCCGCCACTTCTGCCGTTTCGGCAATCAAAAAGGGCATCCAACTCGGCAAAGATATTGGCGGCATTTCATCTGATTTGGGAAAATTTGCCACTGCGCTTTCAGACATAAACTGGGCGCACAAACAATCAGAAAACCCGCCTTGGTATGCAGTATTGTTTGGGAGTAGTGGCCCAAGTGCGATGGACATCTTCGCCAAGAAAAAACAAGCGGAGGCCATGCGTGCTGAGATTAAGCAATATATTCAATTCGGCTTTGGGCAATCTGCGTGGGATGAGCTGCTTTACATTGAAGCCCAAGTTCGCAAGGACCGCCAGAAAACTCTGTATCGCAAGGCGGAAATACAACAGACAATTATGGAGTGGGCTTTGGGCATTCTGGTGGTGGTATCAGGATTTGGTGTCCTTGGCGTGGGCGTTTATTATCTCGGCAAAAAGCAAGGGAAATGGTAATGGCAACTAAACTAGATGAATGGAAAGTATTGCCCCGGCTTATGATGCTGGCGGTAACTGTGCTAACATATCAGGCGGTGCATTGGTTTATGTCTTTACCCGATCCAAGCATATCTCAGTCAGGGCTTGTTAGCGTCTGCATGGGCGCGCTCACAGGCTGCTTCGGCATTTGGATGAACGGTAAGGAGGTAAAATAATGTTTCAAACTTTACTGGGGCCAATTGCAAATATCGTCGGGAGCATCGTAAATGGTAAGATGGAGCAGAAGGCCGCCGAAACTAAAGTCAAGATTGCGAAAGCTGAAGCTCAAGCCCAGATCATGCTGTCACAGGCCACCTCTGAGGCCGATTGGGAAAAGGTCATGGCAGAGGGTTCACGCGATAGCTGGAAAGATGAATGGCTTACCGTGTTGTTTTCAGTGCCTCTGATACTAGCATTCTTCGGTGAATGGGGCCGGGTTATCGTAGCTGAAGGCTTTGCCGCGTTGGATGTCATGCCAAGCTGGTATCAATACACGCTTGGCGTAATCGTAAGCGCCAGCTTTGGCGTTCGATCTGCAACTAAATTTTTCGGGAAGAAATAATGGTTACTCCAAGCAAAGGCAAAGCGCGCGTTAAGGTTACGTCCAGCGGCAAGAAAGTCAGCTACGGTCAAGCTGGAAATGCAAAGGGAGGTGGCCCAAGGGTCAAGCCCGGCACATCCAAGGGTGACGCTTATTGCGCGCGCTCCGCTGGCCAAAAGAAAAGTCACCCAAAGGCTGCGGCTGATCCAAACAGCCCGTTAAACCTGTCACGCAAGCGCTGGAAATGCTCCGGCACAAAATCAAAGAGGAGCTGAATATGGGACTTTATTCTAACATCAACGCTAAGAAGAAACGCATTGCCGCTGGCAGTGGCGAGAAAATGCGCAAGCCGGGTGCAAAGGGCGCACCGGCCAAGGGCGCGTTTAAACGTGCAGCCCTTACGGCAAAGAAGCCCAATAGGAGGACATCATAATGGCGGCTGGCGTTAAGCACTATTTCAAGAACGGCAAAGAGCATACGGGCGCTACTCACAAAGCCAATGGCAAGGTTATGTCTGGCGCACGGCACACTGCCTCTAGCAAATTCTTAGTCCACAAGAAAGATTTGTCGGCTACCGCAAAAAAGATGGCCAAAAAATGAGCGAGGCAATGAAAAACCTGCAAGCCAAAATCGGCGTTGGCGCTGATGGTGCGTTTGGGCCAAATACCGCTAAAGCCATCGCCAAGCATTTTAACCTGTCGCCTGAGCGTGGCGCGCATCTTATGGGTCAGGCCCACCATGAAAGCGGTGGCTTTAAGCGTACCCGTGAGGGGCTGCACTACTCAACGCCGGAACGCATTCAAGCTGTATGGCCATCGCGCTTCCCTACCGTTGACAGTGCCAAGCCATATGCGCGCAATCCGTCAGGTCTAGCCAACAAGGTCTACGCTGACCGCATGGGCAATGGCAATCAGGCATCGTGCGAAGGCTCGCTATATTGTGGCAGAGGCTTTCTGCAACTCACAGGCAAATCAAATTATCTCAGCTTTGCATCCGACATGGGCATCCCCGAAGTTATGACCGATCCGGACCTAGTTGCCAGCACATACGCGTTTGAGACTGCTCTGTGGTTTTTCCGCACCAATGGCTTGTTTAAAATAGCTGAGACGGGTGTTGATGAGGAGACGATCCGCAAAATCACTAAACGCGTCAACGGTGGCTATCACGGTCTTGATGATCGGATTGAGCAAACCAATCAAATCTATGGATGGCTTAGCTAGGCTAGCCAACCTTGCAGGATCAAGCCGCAAGCGCAAATGTCGGACGGGCCGGGGAATACCTCGCCCTAAGCCGACTTAGTCTCGCAGGATACTTCTGCACACTTGCGCCTTCGCAGGACCATGACGCGTATATACAGATGGATACACGCATACTGACTTTGCAGGTCAAGACGTCATCAAAAATCAGGCACCAGAAATATCAATTCTTCACCAAGCAAAGCGAAATCCGGCAGCGGTCTGACGTTTACGCATTCGTGTCGATGGACCTTAATAAGATTTTCTTCTGCCGTGGAGATGACCCAATAATCAGGCCAAGCTCAACGCACTTGGATGCTGAATTATTTGAGCCGGGTAGTATGCAAGAAGTTTTATCTTCGTTCGATTGATTTGGCTTTGCTAAGTAATATCGCAGTATTACTTGCCTCTCTAAAATACATCTAAGTAATCTCCCAGTATCTTTTAACTATTCGGCCTCGCCACTGGCCGGATGCTGCTTGACGGCATGTCAGTTCGCTCACATTGCGCCATGCTATCTCTAGACTGCGCTAAGATGACGGGGTAGATCGCATCAATAGCCACTGAGCATGTCTGCATGTCCTTGAAGTAAACAGTTGACGTGGCCTCATAGGAGGTCACGCCAATGTTTACGGTGTAGGTCAGGATTAGTGCTGCCCAGTAAGTCATCGTTCATCCTCAAATGGTGAATGGAATGCCTCGATAGGCTGCTTGCAGAACACCCAGCGCCATTGCGGCTTAGTCTGGTCCTTGATTTCCACATAATCGCGCACCCGGTGTATTTTTTCAGCTAAAACCAATTTCTTCAAATAGCTGGCTGTGCGTGGGATACTATCCCCAAGCAACTCAGCGGCGTCTGCGACGGTAACGCGCTGGTCATCGCTCAGCATGCCGATAAGTTTCTCACCTTGCGCTATGCCATACGCCTTACGCCTGCTAGCTATTTCAAGCGCGCCCTTGTGCATCGTGCTTTGCCGTGGCTTCATCGACGGCAATGGCCCACGGTTTTTTAGTTTGTATTGCAGCCGCTCAAACTCAAGAATGCAATGGCCGTAAGTTATCTCGTATCGCTTATACTTGTCAGTGACGCCCTGAAGGCTTGCCTTTAGTCTGCCTTCGGGAGAGCGTTTAAAGCGGATTTCAGCCTCTCTAGCAGCACGCTCTGCTCCTGTAGCCTCTGCTGCAAGTTTGGCCTCTTCAAGGTGTTCGGCTCGCTCAGCATGATCGAGTTCACTCTCTCGAGCCTCTGGATATACTTCATTATTTTTTCCATGCCTTACCTTTCTGGCTAAAGTTATACCTAATTTTTTTGCGATGCGGTGGACCGTTGAATTGGAAATGTGCAGCAATTCTGCAATCTCGCCCTGACACATATTCATCTCAGCGCACTTGATGAGATGATCTATTGTGGCGTCTGAAGTCTTGGTCATTCGTCTTCCTCCATAGGCTCTACTTGGCCTGTTCCTGCGCAATTATCGCATTCAGTTGTTTCTGTGTCTGGAAAGCCATAATCATTGTTAAGGCTTTGCGTGACAAACGTCTCGCGTTCCTGTGATCCAGTGCCATTGCACTCAGGGCAATCAATCCATTCCATTACTCTTCTCCCTTAGCTGCATCTATGTGGTGTTTGTTTGCGTAAGTGTGGATGGCGTGGCAGTTGGCGCACAACACCTCACACTTTTCCATTTCGGCCACGACGTTTTTCATTACGCCTTTACTGGCTAACTTTGAAACACTCATAACCTTATCTGAAGGGTCCAAGTGGTTAAAATGTAAAGCCACAGGATGCTCAGCGTAGCCGCAGCGATTGCAGCCTGCATTAATTTTAAAATTGTCTACAAATGCCCTAATTTTTGCCGCGCGCTCGACGGCCAATTGCTGCGCCCTGCTACGCATTACGAAACATCCTTACATTTACCGTCTTTATCAGTGAACCAAACGAAACCCTCGTTCTGCACCAAATGTCCTGCGCCAATCAACGCTTCAATAGACTGCTTATATGTAGAGCGCGGATTTGCCACTGAGGACACTTTGCCAACAAAGTGATCCTTCACTGTCTCCTCAGAGATAACCCAAAAGGTGCGTGGCTCAGGCCAGCCGGGGCCACCCGGATTTGGATTGCCTATGCCCTCGCCGCGCAATTGCGTAAACACCTTGCGAATAAGCAACTGGTTCTTGCCCTTGATGCGTGGCTTGTTGGCTTCCTCAATCTCACTGTCTGACGCCTTGTGAATGGTACAGGTTGTTACAGCATCGCCATCCTCATCTATGCCAAGCTCAATCACGTTTAGCTTGAACGAGAATAGCGTACCCGTCTCCATGTCGCGCTGCTTAGTTGCCCTTGCCGTGCGCATGCCCGTGGCTTCATCGTGGTCCAACTCAATCTCTGTGTCGGTTGCCGCGCGTAAACTTGAGTGGCCGCGCGCTCCCGCTGCTTTATCTTTGCCTGAGTGATGCACAACTGCCAAGCTGGCACTTGTTATCTCGCGCAGCTTATCGCAGTTGCCAATAAACTTGGTCATGTCTTCCGGAGAGTTTTCATTGCCGCCAGCCATAGAGCGGCTGAGCGTGTCCACAACAATAAACTTAACTTGGCCGTGCTTGCGAGACACCTCACGGCATAGCTTCTCCAGCACGACCATGTCCACGTCGCCATCAAGCAAGTTTACCGGCAAAGGTCTAACGGCAAGCTTAACGTCCTTGTGTTCGGGGTACTGTCGGCTGAGAGCCACAACCCGGTTGTGCATCCCCATGCCGCCTTCTGTGGCGAGATACAAAACTGAGCCGCCAATAACTTTATGGCCGTTCCATTCCTGCCCGGCAGCAATATGCCAAGCCATGTCTAAAGCGAAGAACGACTTGCCCACGTTGGACGGGCCATAGATCACAGACATCTGCCCGTCGCCCAACCAGCCCTTAACAAGGTAGTTGCGGCTGAGTTGCGGTATTGCCTCACCCGGCATGAAGATTTGGTCCATCACGCTCTGCACTGTCAGCGCCTTGCGTGTTGCATCTGGGCCTTGGTTGACCCACATGTCGGAATAGTCCCAGCCATCATTCTCAGGCATGATGTACTCAACGCCCAACTCAGAGAATGCG